GCCAGGGCGATGTCCCAGGCGCGCTCCGGGTCGGCGTGGTGGGACATGGTCCCGAAGAATCCCCATTCGCGGTTCTGGGTCTGCGGGATGTTGGTGCTGGCCATCTCTGCTTCTCCTGCCTGGCGGGGCCTGGTCCCCTGCGCGTGATGGACACTTCGCGCTGGGGCGCGGCACAGCCAAGTCAGATTGAGCGCAGAATGATTGCTTCCTTTGTGCCCGATCGATCAGATCATGAGGCTGCCCTCGGCCGGGCCTGAGCGCGCGGCGGGAGGGGGCCGCCATGCCGGAACTGACCTCCTCGACCCGTGAACTGGCCCGCCGCATCGGCGTCACCGAGACCGCCCTGCGCAAGGCCGAAGCCAAGGGCCGCATCGACCGCGAGCCGGATGGTCAGTGGGATGTCGAGAAGACTCGTCGCCGCATGATCGAGACCGCCGACCCGGTGCGGTCGCCGCTCGCTGGCGCGGTCGGCGCAGGCACGACCCAAGCGGGTCTGTCCGGCGACGCCACGCCCTATGCCCGACTTCGGGTTGCTCAGCTGGCGCTGAAAGTGGAAGCCCAGCGGCTGGCACTGGACGAGGAGAAGGGTCGGCTGCTCGACGCCACGGCGGCCAATGCCGCGATCGACGAGATCGCCGGCGCCATGCGCGACGCCCTGCTGAACTGGCCGGCGCGGGTCTCGGGCCTGATTGCCGCCGAACTCGGGGCCGATCCCCACCTGGTGCAGACCGTGCTGCAGCAGCACATCACCGATCTGCTGACGGAGGCCGCCGATCGCTTCGATCCCCCAGGCCTCGGAGACCGCAGCGCGGACCGGTGAGCATGTCCGCAGGCGCGCGGGCAGCATGCTGCGTCCGCCGCCGCAGCTGACGGTCAGCCAATGGGCCGAACGGCACCGCGTGTTGAGCAGCCGAGCCTCGTCCGAGCCTGGACCGTGGCGCACATCTCGCGCCCCCTACCTGCGCGAGATCTTGGACGTGCTCTCGGCGGTCAATCCAATCCGCCGCGTGGTGTTCATGAAGGGCGCGCAGGTCGGTGCGACGGAAGGGGGCAATTGTTGGCTCGGCTACATCATGCACCACGTGCCAGCCCCGGTGCTGGCGGTGCAGCCGACGGTGGAGTTGGCCAAGCGCTTCAGCCGGCAGCGCATCGACCCGCTGGTGGAGGAGACACCGGCGCTGCGGGAGCGGGTGGCGCCGGCCCGCGCGCGGGACAGCGGCAACACCCAGCTATCGAAGGAGTTCCCGGGCGGCATCCTGGTGCTGACCGGGGCCAACTCGGCGGTCGGGCTGCGCTCGATGCCGGCGCGGTTCCTGTTCCTTGACGAGGTGGACGCCTATCCCGGCGACGTCGAGGGCGAGGGAGACCCCATTGCCCTGGCCGAGGCGCGGGCCCGAACCTTCGGCTGGCGGCGCAAGGTGTTCCTGGTCTCGACGCCGACGATCGCCGGCCGGAGCAGGATCGAGCGAGAGTTCCAGACCAGCGACCAGCGGCGGTTCTTCGTCCCCTGTCCCCATTGCCAGGCGATGCAGTGGCTACGGTTCGAACGGCTGATCTGGGAGAAGGGCAATCCGACCAGCGCCGCCTATCACTGCGAGGCCTGCGACACGCCGATCGGCGAGCACCACAAGACGGCGATGCTGGCCGGAGGCGAATGGCGCGCGACGTCGGATGCCTCGGACCCCTACACGGTGGGCTACCACATCTCGGCGCTCTACTCGCCAGTGGGGTGGCTGTCGTGGGAGCAGATCGCGCGGGATTGGGAGGCGGCGCAGGGCAAGCCCGAGGACCTGAAGACCTTCCGCAACACGGTGCTCGGCGAGGTCTGGCAGGAGCATGGCGAGGCGCCGGACTGGGAGCGCCTGGTCGAACGGCGCGAAGATTTCGCCATCGGCACCGTGCCGCCGGGCGCTCTGGTGCTGACCGCCGGCGTCGATGTGCAAGACGACCGGATCGAGGTCGATGTGTGGGGGTGGGCCGAAGGCTACACCTCATGGCTGATCGACCACGTCGTGATCCCTGGCAGCCCGCGGGAGCGGGCACCATGGGAGGAACTGGCGAAGCTGTTGGCCAAGGATTGGCCGCGCGGCACCACGGGCGCGATGCGCATGGCCAAGGTATGCGTCGATACCGGCGGCCGGGATACGGCGTCCGTCTACGGGCATCTCCGGCACCTGCGGGATCCACGGATCGCGCCGACCAAGGGCGTGGAGGGCTGGAACCGGGCGCAGCCGGTGCAGGGGCCGACACTGGTCGATGCCCTGGTCAACGGCCAGAAGCTGCGCCGCGGGCTGAAGCTGTGGACGGTGTCCGTCTCGACTTGGAAGGCAGACCTGTATCGGCGGCTCTGGCTGGGCCGCGGCGAGGTAGAGGACTTCCCGCAGGGCTGGGTGCATCTACCGCGGGCCATCGAGGTGGAGTGGGTGAAGCAGCTGGTCGCCGAGCAGTTGCGGACGACCAAGGACCGGCGAGGTTTCACCCGGCAGGAGTGGTCAAAGCTCAGGGAGCGGAACGAGGCACTCGACTGCGCCGTTCTGGCGCGTGCCGCGCTGTGGCTCCTGGGCGCCGATCGCTACGGCGAGCGGTTTTGGCAGCGACTGCGCGAGGAACTGGCCGACGCACCGATTGCTACCGCGGCCGCGCCGGCCAGCAGTGAGGAGTCAGCAACCTTGGACCAGGCACGCTCTGCTCCGGCCCAACAGGCGCCCGGCAACTCGCCCGCGATCCGGCCCCGCACTTGGCTCGGTGCCCGCTCGGGTTGGCTGCGCTGAGGAGCAACACCATGAAGCCCGACGTGTTGGCGTGGGCAATCGCCCAACCCATCGGCAATCGCTGGCGTAGCCTGGCGGATGCCTACACTGGCGGGACGACCCGCGTGACGTTCGAGGGCCGAACGGTCGAGTACCGCTCGCTCGCCGAGATCGGTCAGGCGTTGGCCGCCGGCTACGCGGCCGAAAACCCGGCGCAACGGCGTCCCTGCATCACCCTGGCCCGCTTCACCCGCGACGCCGGCTGACTGGAGACCACCCCATGTCCGAGGATGACGTCGCGCAGAAGCTAGCCGTGCACGAGGCGGTATGCGCCGAGCGCTGGAAGCAGACGGACGCCAGGTTGAAGCGCATTGAGCTGGTCCTGGTGGCGATCGTGTTGCTGCTGCTGTTCGGCGAAGGCACCGTGGTCGAGGTCGTAAAGCGGCTGGTGGTGAAGTAGCAGCCGATGATCGCCACCCGATTCCGCAACGCTTGGCGCGCCCTACGCGGCTATGCCGCGGCCCAGGACGCTCGCGCATCTACCTGGGCGGTCTCCGGTGGCAGCGCCAACAGCGAAGTGGCCAGCGCATCGAGCACCATCACGCGCCGTGCCCGCGATGCCGTCCGGAATGATCCCTATGCCGCCCGTATCATTGACCTCTGGACCGGCAATGCCGTTGGCGCCGGCATCACCACCCGCTGGCCCGTCAAGAAGCACGCGGACGCCTGGCGCCGCTGGGCCGAGAGTACCGCTTGCGACGCCGAGGGACGGCTCGACCTCTACGGATTGCAGGCCCTGGTGATGCGCGCGGTGGTGGAGAGCGGCGAATGCCTGGTACGTCTGCTGGTTACCGAGCCGACCTCCTCCAATCCAATCGGCCTGCGGTTGCAGGTGCTGGAGAGTGACCATCTCGACGCAAGCCGCACTGGCACCTTCAATGGCGAAGTTACCGTGCAGGGAATCACGCTCGACGCCACTGGTGCCCCTGCAGCCTACTGGCTGTTCCCGCAGCATCCTGGGGCGTCGTGGTATCTGCCGGGCAGCAACCAGTCCAGCACACCGGTGCCGGCTGCCGAGGTGCTGCACATCTATCGCAAGCGCCGACCCGGCCAATTGCGCGACGTCTCATGGCTGGCGCCAATCCTGCTCCGCCTGCGCGACCTCGGCGACTACGAGGCAGCCTTGCTGATGAAGGCCAAGATCGAGGCGTGCCTGGCCGCGGTCGTCACCGAGGATGGCGAGGAGGTGCTGACAGGGCCGGCCGCCGGGCTGCTGCGGGATGCGCAGGGTCGTCCGGTGGAAGCCTTCGAGCCGGGCATGATCCTCTATCGCCGCGGAACCGGCTCTGTGGAGGTGGTGAACCCCTCCGGCGGTGGCAGCCACACCGCCTTCGCGCGGCGGGCCCTGGAAGCAGCATCGGTTGGCGCCGGGCTGACCTACGACCAAGTCTCCGGCGACCTGACCCAGGCCAACTATTCCAGCCTGCGGGCCGGCAAGATCGAGTTCCGTCGGCTTTGCGAACAGGTGCAGTACGGGATGCTAATCCCGATGCTGGTACGGCCCATCGCAGACCGTTTCCACCAGCAGGGCGCACTGCTGGGCCTGTGGGGCGCTGAAATGCCAACCGATGTCGCACACGTCCCTCCGGCGCACGAGATGATCGACCCACTGAAGGATACCACGGCCCTGATCGCCCAGG